GCCAAGCGTACCTTCTCTTTAATGTCATCAAGTGTATCTTCTGATCTAATGACAACCTCACTTAGATTACAGAACTGTCCATCACGTAGGATAATTTCAGAGCAAGGGTTACAACCAAAGTCATGATTGGTATCTCTACGTCCCAATGACTCCACCTGTTTCTTTGCAGCTTCACGATTAAAGATACCACGTTCACCACTCTTAGATTCATATAGTGCAGACCATTCACTCATGAAGATACCCATGTCAGGCTTCTCAGTGTAACATACAGAGTTATTGCTTAGTGCCATCTCAGGTGTCTCATGCCACCACTGTCCTGACTTGGCATGTCTCATACGATCATCAGTAAGATTAGATAGGGAGATTAATGCTGACCTACGCACACCACCCACGACCACGATATCTGCAATCTTACACATAACCCTGTGACATTCGTAACTATTAAGTCCACGACCAGTAGACCTACTGAATATATCAACAGTAAACTTGAAAAGAGCATCCAAAGGCTCAGGACCACTAGCTCTACCGCCAAATGTGTTAAGTCTAGCACCTTTCTTCCTCACTTTACTCATGTCCCAGTTTGGGATCTCACCATTATAGAGGTAACTGATTAGCTTTCTGTAAGCCATTTGCCACCCTTCCTTACTATCGGTTACAACCAAGGTATCCTCTACCTTCTCTAAACTATCCGGTATTTCCGGTAGCTTCTGTATGTGCTGACGTTCCACTGAGAATCCTACACCTGTACCGTGCATAAGAATGTACAGTGTCTCATCAAATGCCTTAGGATGGTCTACTGAAAGGTAAGCACAGTTATATCCTGCAATGTTATTCTTCTCAAGAGCCTTACCTGCTGTCATCAAGGCTCTCATACTAGGCATAACCTTCAGTTCATTAACTGCTTTCTCCAATTCCTTACGAGTAGTATCGCTAAGGGTATACTCAGTATTGGTAGTAAGATGAGTATCCATGAAGTTAAAGTACCGTGCAATTGTTTCATCCCATGTCTCCCTTCTGTTCTCCTTAGGTAGCCAACGGGCATACCTACTTAGTGCTATGAACTGCATATAATCATTCATTAATCAAAGTCTCCCATTACAATAACCGATTGAGCATAACTAATCATACCCATCAGCTCCACATAATCTTCTGTCTGATGTACCACAATAAGATCACCATCTTCTGTTTCATCATCACGATATAAAACTACAAAAGATTTAGGTGCTGTCTTTGATAGGGTCTCAAAGATTTCTTTACTAGATTCTTTCTCATAATCTCTACTTGTTTTTAGTTTAGTTACTTTCTGTGACATTCTCTATTCCCGTTTTAATTGCTTTAGTTATACCTAGTTCCAACAAACCTTGTGCCATTTGAGGTTCAAGTTCTACCTGTCTAGGTTCTTTAATGTAATCTTTTATCTCTTCATACTCATCAATAGGCATAACAACAACAGGCTCATCTTTCATTACCTCTCTCAATCCCTGTAAGATAAAAATATTAACAACCTCTTCAGGCATATCAAAAGTTATGTTAGCACTACCGTCCTCATTCTCAACGTAGTCTATAACTTCCATCATCTCATTCTCAGTACTCATATTCCCATTCCTTATACTTAGGTTTCTTATATCTCTTATCCTCAACAACTCTTTCACGATACATTATATCATGTCTCACCGTATGTTTCAACCTATTTTTAATACGATGTTTTCTGTTTTGTTTGTGATCTTCGCTCGACATCTTCCTGTACCTCAATCAACTTCTTTATGTACCACTCAGCTTTCTTCAGATCCTCAAGACCATTCTTGTACTTGTAACGTGACACATACTTAACCACATTACCTTGCATGTACCCCATCTGTTGGTCAAGAATAAAATCTATCACCTCTATACTACCTTTTGTGTAGTGTAATGGACTGTTAACTAAATCTTCAAACGGTGTATCTGCTCCACTTCCCATATCATAACCCCCATTGTTAATGTACAACATTTGAACGTGACATCTCTGCTTGTTGAACCATATCTTCCATACCTGCCCTATAGACAGCCTCCACATCCTTCTCCACTAGGTAAGTAAAACCATAAGCTAGTGGTGCTAAGTACTTCTCATCTTCACCTCCTTGTTTTGTGTAATCTAAAATCTCAACCATAAGATTTTTATTAGGTTCTAAATAAAGCTTAAGGTATAACTCACCTTCTTCAGGCTCGATAGGTTCAGTAGTCTCGCTACTATAATCATACACTATAGACATATTTTATTAACTCCTTAGCTTCAGCAACCGTATAGTGTTTAATGTTTTCTTTATCACACCACCCACCTAATGTTAGTTTAGATCCTTTACGTATCTTCTTATTAGGATCAGACCATACAAAGATAAGTTCATAGTCAGTTAAGTAATCTCTAATAGCTTTGTACTTCTGAGTATCACCTACCCTAAAGAATCCTTTACATTCAATTAAGAACTTACCAAACACAAAGTCAGGACAATACTTCTTATTGATTACATAAGGTATCCTAAAAGGTTCGTACTCAAATTCACTAGGTAATTGTTTAGCTAAAGCTTTCTCAAGACCTGACCTGTACTTACCATAACTTTTACATTTATTTTTCTTATTTTTCTTTTTGTTATTATTATTATTAGACAACCTCTTTCTCCCCTATCTCTGAGTAAGACATACGATGGAAGTCTCTAGGATCTAACCCCTTCTTTAAAGTTTTAATGAACCAACGGTAGGAGAACATAGATAATTTCCTTGTGCCGAACCCAATAGTATACTTCTGTTGTGGTATTTTGTCAAGTACATTATCTAATGTAATCTCTTTACGTTCCTCTTCAGGTAGTAAAGATAAGTACCACTCTAACATATACTCCTTGGCTTGTTTCCTAATCTGTTTTGATTTTCTTGAATTCATCTTCAGTTACTTCCTCTACGTTAGGTTGTTTAACTACTTTAGTTAAGTACTCCAAACCACTAGCGTACTTAAAGATACGTACGTCTGGATTACAAACAAGCTTATGATTACACCAGATACATTTCCTATTCAGCCCCTCATTACCTGACTTACCTTTAGGTTCTATCGGGTGACATCTGTTGGGTGGAGTCTCCTCTTTAATCTGTGCCTTAACTTTAGAAATCCTTTTATTTATATTAGGTAAGTCTACGTCCTCTGGTTTGTAAAGACACAACTCACCTGTTGATTTGTTAGCTACCAAGAAACCACCACCTTCTCTTTCCAAAGCAGTAGAGTACCCCGATAGTTGAGCAAGATAACCAAAAGGATCATCAAAAGGTAGGTCACCTTTCTTAAACTTCTTAAAGGAATAATCACTGGCTGTTTTAATATCAATAACTACACCATCAATGATAGCATCAATATGTCCAGTAACCCCATCAACTACTACCTCTTGTTGTTGATCGCTTACCTTATGTCCTGCGAGATCAGCAAAGAACAGTAACAGTTCTTCAATCACATGACCAAAGAGAAACTTAAACATAACTGAAGGTGGTAACTCTTCTCGTTTAGTGTTGGTCTTAACGTCAAACCACAACTGTCTACTAGGTTTACCTACGTTAGACATACGAAGGTTGTTGTCTCCTTCATGCGGTGTTGACCAATGTACCATTACTTCCTCAATACCTTTAGATAACTTCTTTAGTTTAGTCTTAGGTATCTTAAGTTGTTTACCTTGTGCAATACCAATGAACAACTGTTCAATGTCCTCCACTAAGGTATCAATATGTCGTGTCATCACCCCATCTCCTTTTAGCTTCGCCTTTGTCCCAGTTATCACCCTTCAAGATGAACCCTGTATCATTACCTGTTATCACCATGTAGCTACAAGCATCACACTTAGGACACTTCCTAGCCTCCTTGCGTTCATCTACCTTACATACTACCTCATGTAGATGACCACACTCTTCACATTTGAAATCATATATTGGCATCAGTGTGTACCCGCCCATGAATTATCTATTTGAAAATCTCCATCGAGAGGACAGCGAAGATCCAGAGCCACGCCAGCATCCACGATAGACTTAACAGCAAGAGATCCGAATGTCTCTGCTTGATCCTCCCTAACTTCTGTTTGAAACTCATCATGTATATTCCCAACAAATTTATAATCAATACCAGCTATTGTAGCATACTCATCCAATAATGTCAACGCTTTCTTCATTACAACAGCACCAGTAGATTGTAGTAAAGCATTAAGACTAGAATGTGGAGAACGTATCCATATCTTCCTACCATCAATACCTTTAAGAAATCCTCTGGCACTAGCCTTCTGTACTCTCTCAACCAGATCTCCTAATGCAGGGATGTTAGTAAAGAAAGTATTCTTTAGTCGTCTACCTGCTCTACTTCCTCCCCCTACAATAGATCCTAGTTTAGCATTTCCAGCTCCATACATTGTAGCATATATCATAGTCTTTGCTTTATTACGCCCTTCATCAAACTCTTTAGAAGTTTCCTCCCAAGAATAATCAATTAAGTTAGCCATGATACCATTATATTTATGAATATCACCATCTAAAATCTGATGTATGTAATTCTCATCTTGCATATAATGTGCTAACATCCTTAACTCAAGTCCACTGGCATCTATACCAACTAACTTATAACCTTTAGCAACAGTAAAGATTCCTCTGAACTCCTTACCATAAGGTGAGTAAGAGGCAGGGATCTGAGCAAGGTTTGGATCACTATGAGTCATCCTTCCTGTCACAGCACCACAACTATTGACGTACCCATGTACCCTACCATCATCATCGTGTATATGCTCAATGATATTCTTTAACATTGCTTCTCTCTTCTGTACTAAGAAATACTCAGCCATCATATCACATTCAGGTATACCTTTCACCTTCTTTAGTTCAGGTTCATCTACTATGATGTTACCTTTCTCAGTAAATTTAGTAGGTTTCCAACCTAACTTCTGTAGTCTAACTGCAATCTGCTTACGTGATCCAAGATTAAAGTCTTGCCACACAATACGGCAGAAGTCGCCTATAACCACATCTTTCCAATCTTCAAGCCACTTAAGCCCAACTGCTGATAGTGTACCATCCTTCTTATGTTTGAGTGTAATCTCTTTATCGAGTATAGGGATAGGTTTGAACGTCTTGTGTACTTCATCTTCAAGTTCTACTCTCCTTTCCTGTAGTTGTGCATACAATATATGTGCTTTAGGTTCATCAATCAACCATCCATTCTCTTGCTGTTGTGTGACGATACTTTGGACTCGATGTTCAAGATCAATCGACTGATCTGAAAATCCAACAGCCTCCTTCTGCAATACGGAATACACTCTCGCATTGACTTCCACATCCTGAGTACAGTACTCCAACATTTCAAAAGTAAACTGCGACCAATCATTAAACTCTCCTTTAGGAAAGCTAAGTTTCTCTCCCCACTTCTCAAGGCTATGTCCTCCTTCTCTACTTGGGTTAAACAAACGAGACATGACTAAGGTATCAGTAATCTTTATACCACTGAAGTCTACCCCTAACAATCTCTCTAATACAGGTACATCAAAACCAATAATGTTGTGACCAATTACCTCCACCACATTGTTAGTTCTAAGATACTTACTAAAATCATTAACAGCACTATCAACAAATTTATATTGTGTTCCATTATCTATATCCTTAGCTACTATGCACCACACTTTCGTTGGTTGTAGTCCGTTGGCTTCTATGTCGAATACTATCCTCATCTCTTTTCATCTCCAGATGTACCTCTCTGTGACAATTAGCACAGAGTATATCACATTTATCTGCTTCCTTCAAGGTTTCTTTATCAGTTACGATTTTCCTCCATCTATGAAAACCAAGGTTAAACTTCTTAGTTGTAGGATCTCTATGGTGGAAATCAAAAACATCAGGATGGTATTTGTTTCCACATCTTTCACAACAATGCTTAGTTCTTTCTTCAATGTACTCCTTTCTATTCTTTAACCCCCTCTCCCTACCCCATCTATTCCACTCCCTTCGCTTCTCTTTCTTAGAATTCATCCTCATCGTTAGCTCCTGTCTCAGGGTTATCAGTCTCCGTCATACGTCCAGTATGTTTATCGTAGAATAGATAGGTAGCTGGTCCAGTTAATCCAGTAAATCTATTCTTCAACACACGTACCGTTGTAGTGTTACGGACATTCTCATCCTCATGTTGTCCGTTACGTTCCAAGCCTATCACAATATCACTTAGCTGTCCAATACCTGCTGTTCCTCTGAGTTGACTTAAGGAAGTAGCACCACCCTCTTCATGTGCTACACCATTAGGTCTACGTAGATGTGACACCATGAATAGAGCTACACCTGTCTCTTGTACAAGAGTTCTAAGTTTAGTTGCAATCTCATCAAGTGCTTTACGTTCATCACCGTGTTGTTGATCCGATACAATGATACTGATATGATCAAGGAAGATAAACTTACAGTCCAAACCTTTAGCCATATACCTGACTCGACTAATGATGTTATCAATAGTGTTAGATCCAAATGAATCGTAAAGGAACAACCTACCAGTACCTAATGTCTTGTCGTATGCTTCTCTCAATTCCTCGTCAGATACACTAACATCAGGTAGATGTAGTAGTTGATTAACTTCAAGAGACATGAGTGATAAGCCAGTACGCCTAATGGATTCCTCCATCATCAGCAGACCAATGTTGGGTTCATCTTCTCCGTTGTTAAGTAGGTGATGTATTAACTCACGCAACACCTGCGACTTACCCATGCCACTACCTGCTGTAAGGGTAATCAACTCATGATCTCTGATGCCATACGTTAGATCGTTGAGTCCTTGCCAAGGATACTCAGTGAATGACTGATTGATTTCCTCAGTTACTACACCCCACATCTCATCGCCCCTAACAATACCATCAGGTGCAAACAACTTAGATGCCCACCATTCTGTAGTGAATGCTGTTAGTTTATTATTCATCAAGTATTCGTTAGCATCTTTGTACTCATTCAAGGTACAGATTTTAGCTTTAGATGGTGGGAATAATTCAGCCACCCTTTTGGATGCTTCCTTACCTACCTTATCATTATCAAAACATATCACTACATTATCAAAGTTCTCAAAGTACTCAAGGTTATGTTTGATGTCCTTAACTGCACCAGCTGCACCATTCTTCACACTAACTGATGCCCACTTAGATCCAGTTAATTCATAACCTGCCATTGCATCACACTCACCCTCATAGATAGTAATGTACTTACCTTTAGAGAACAACTGTTGTCCAAATAATCCAGCATCTTTTGTTTTACCTTCTGCTTTGAAGTCTTTAGTCTTGACTGTTCTTATCTTGGAACCTGTACGTTCTCCAGTATCTCTATGAAAGTATGGGTAGATGTGAGTAGCTATGTCACCATTAGATGCGTAGGTTACCTCTACTCCAAACTTCTTTGCTGTTGCTTGTTTAATGTTACGATCAGTCAAAGCACCTACTATACCTTGATGATCACGCATTGGTACTTCTTTGTATTCAACCTGTGTCATATCTTGTGGTTCACCATAGTCCTGCATAAAAGAATTACAACTAAAACAGTACGCACTACCATCCTTATTCACACCAACAGCATCACTACTGTCACATTTGGGGCATGGCTGATGTACTGCTATGAAATTATTTTCATCATGATCTAGTATCACCACATCTCTTCTCCTAAATTCTCTACATCTAACACCTCTTGTTCAATCACGTACTCATCTATACTTTTAATGTCTAAATTAGATTTAATAAAATCTATTGCATCATCTTCGTTACTAGCACGTATCTCATAGGTAGATATAAGAGTCTCCTTGATTTCTATTCTAAAATGATTCACTTAGTTTACTCCATGTTAAAAAGAACCCACCAAAAGATTACTTAACCTTAAGGTGGGTTAATGTCACACCACTCTAACTCTAGAACTCTTCAGCCTCCTCTTCAGTCATACCTATATCAGCCAACTCAAGCACCTTAATCTTATTCAAGTACGTACTCAAGCCATGCTCAGGGTGCATCTTACCTTCCTTCCAAAGGATACGTACCTTTGAACCATAAGGTAGTTCACCTTGTAGATCCATTGGTTCACCATCCTCATTGACAAGAGGTACTTTAAACTGCGAAGAAAACTTACGTTGCTTCATTGGATCACCCTCATCTGGAGTATAGGTTTTAACCTTCACCCCTGCTGATGATAGTTTATTTGCATCACTATCGGCAATGCTAATGGTGAGTGTATATCTATCAATAGATTTTCCTTTGTAAGATTCAAACTCATTGATGTTACTAAAGGCTACTGTTCCGCTAAGTACTGGCATATTATTTCTCCTATGCTATATTATTTAAACATTATATATATCATCTAGTATCAACGCTGATACATCTGATTCACGTAAGGTATCACATATCTCTTCTCCTGTCAATAGTTTTCTTTCAATAAAATAATCTTCATACGTTAGGGTAGTATCATAATCACTAGCCCCAATATTTGTTTCTCTCTCGCTCATCCTTTACCTCCTTAATTGATAATACTTCTACCTTTCTGTACCTTTTCCTTACGGAGTCTAACACATCCTTCTTTGAATGTCCACAGAATTCTCCAATGGAGTGTCCAAACCTACCTCTTTTGTTTTGATAAGTAAACGATAATAAATAAATCATAATCCCCTCTTGACAAATAACTAAAGTTATGCTATACTATTACTTAAGTAATACTTAAGCAGTTCTAAGGGTAACTATTAAGATTATTATTAATAATATCTATATAGTTATTCTAAGGATAACTTAAGAGTCACTTAAGTTATTCTTTAGTTGTTCCTCTTGTGATTGTTTATCTAATTCATTATTGATTATCTCCTCTAGATCTGACTCTGCCTTTGAAGATTCCTCCAGTAATTCTTCAGGGGCAGAGATGTGATCCTTATTTCCTCCTCTATCAAAGTTCATCAGTCATATCCTCTTTCTCTATATATCCAATTAATTCTTCCAAAGATCTATTCAACCACATCTTAAGATCTGATGTGTTAGATATCAAAGTCCTCATCTTTTGATAATCATTATAAATCTCAATGAAGTATCCGTTGTCTGCTGATATAACTTCTAAAGTATATTTGTTACTCATTAGTATCTCCTGTTAGTCCTACATTCCATAGCTATCCTATCCATAGCATCATTCCAACCTTCGTTGTAAGCCTTCTGTGATGCTTCACCATTACGTAAGAGTTTCCTTAGTGCATGTCTAGCATGGTGTGGTTCCATCTCCATAACGTCCACAAAATCCTGCTTAGATTCACTGTAATAATACACAGCTTTATCTTGTTGATTGTTAGTCATCAGTATATCTCCTTCATTACATAGTCCCAGACCAGATCACTATCTTGATTGATAACATCCAGTTCATAATCAGTTAACTTTCTACCATTCACATCCTCAGCATAGTTTATGTATGCATCAACATAGTCTGGCATATCTGTGTGGTCAATACCTAAGACCTCAACATTATATAAGTTCATATTAAAATTCCTATTGTGTTTACTACTGCTATTAAAGTAAATATAATAACTGTACTTATCAGTATGGTTTCATCACTCATCTCGCACCTCCTTCGTATGCTTCAATTGCTTGCTCAATACAAGCCTCATATAAGTCACCTAATTCTTGCTTGGGGGTTGTGTCTACATACGAAACCAAGGTAGATTTATTTGTTGTGTAGACTCCACGTATTGCTGTGTAGAACTCGTCAGGGTATCTGCGTACCCATTCTTCATGTACATAATCTATAATGTACTCAGCTAATTCTTTAGTGTTCATATCAATTCTCCTTATGTTCTTCTAGGTACATGTTTATAGTGTCCCAAGTAATACCTATAGTTGCATCATGGTTATCTACAAGCCCTTCCATCAAAGCATCAGCTTCATCTTCATCTATCCTAATACCTCGTTCTTGTGCCTGATGTAGCACATCATCAGCGTTCCAATAAATACCATGCCAGCCTCTACTGGTTAGCTCAT